GGTCAAGATAAGACTCGTAATCAAGAAGCAATTCCGACCATCATGTCGGACGCACTTAGTGTGTGCTTTGATGACCACGTTGGACATGACTACATTGAGGATTCAGAGTCAAGATATGACTTCTATCACAGAAAGGAAGAGAAGATCCCATTTGATCTCGAGTTTCTTAACAAAATCACAAAAGGTGGTTTACCTAATAAGACTCTTAATATCGCACTCGCTGGTACTGGTGTCGGGAAGTCTTTATTCATGTGCCACATGGCTAGTGCCTCGCTCTTGCAGGGCAGGAACGTACTCTACATTACACTTGAAATGGCAGAGGAGAAAATTGCTGAGCGAATTGATGCCAACCTCCTCGACATCCCTATCCAAACACTAAGCGATCCTTTATTCAGTAAAGGAAAGTATCAGTCTAAGATAGAAGGATTGTCACAGAAGACACAGGGTCGTCTTGTCATTAAAGAATACCCTACAGCGTCAGCACATGTTGGACATTTCAAGTCACTACTCAATGAGTTGTCACTTAAGAAAGGTTTCCATCCTGATATTATCTTTGTAGACTATCTAAACATATGTGCGTCTTCAAGATACAAAAATAACATAGTAAATTCGTATACCTATGTCAAAGCAATCGCAGAAGAATTACGAGGACTGGCAGGAGAATTCAACGTACCCATCGTCTCCGCTACACAGACAACGAGGTCTGGTTATGGGAGCAGTGATGTCGAGCTTACCGATACTAGTGAGTCTTTCGGTCTACCTGCTACTGCTGATCTTATGTTTGCACTTATTGCTACCGAAGATCTAGAAGCCATGAATCAAATCATGGTCAAGCAGTTAAAGAATAGATACAATGACCCTACAGTTAATAAGAGATTCGTTTTGGGTATTGACAGAGCGAAGATGAGGCTGTATGATTGTGAGCAGAGTGCTCAAGATAATATTCTTGATAGCAATCAAGAAGAATTTACAACTGATACCAAATCTAAATTCCAAGGTTTTAAAATATGAAGGTTAATCCTGGCGGTTTCGCTCCTGCACCTGATACAGGTGGTGGTGACGACATCCAAGACAAAGCAGAAAAGTTTTCTAATGCAGCAACTGATGCTGCTGAGAATTTTGAGCAGGCAGCAAAAGACGCTGCAGCACAGGCACCTAAAGATGCTAAAGAAGTTGCTAACGATCCACGTTTCAACAGTGCATACAAGACCAAGCAAAAGGTCAGAAAGAAAATGGCAGACGCAGAGGAATCTGGTCAACCAACAGAAATTAAAATTGACTTCGATCGCTACGCTGACTTTGTGAATCAAACATGCTCTAATCCTAGTAAGGACTATGCTATATTCAGACAACGCATGGATGAGTTGGAAGCAAACGGTTGTAAGATTCACCGTCTAGACACTGCTGCATCTGGTATGTCTGCAGAAGGTGGTGAGTTTATGGAGATCGTAAAGAAATTAAAATACCAAGGCAAACCTTGGAATGAAGATACAAAGGATCATCTTATTAAAGAGTTGGGTGATGTATTGTGGTATGCACAGAATGCATGTGCTGCACTAGACATCCGTATGGATGAAGTAATCTATATCAACACACTTAAACTAGCAGCACGCTATCCTAAGATGAAGTTTGATGAATACTATTCAGAGAATAGAAAACCAGGCGATATCTAAATGAAGGTCATTGATAATTTTATAGACGATTATCAACAAGACGAAATTCATAATCTCTTGTTGGGTAACGAATTTCCGTGGTCATACTGTCGTAGAATAGTGTCAAGTGATCCTGACTCACGATCACAGATGGTGCACATGTTTTACAACAATGGATTCCCACAGTCTGAGTATGTACAAGACCGTGCTATGATGCCACTGCTAGTAGAATTAGATGCGTGTGCACTAATTAAAATTAAAGCAAACTTGCAACTAAAAACAGACTTCCCCTCGTCATCAAAGACACACTTAGATCATACATTCCCCAATGCAATGACTGCAATTTACTATGTAAATAGTAACGATGGTTATACAATGGTGGGAGATCAAAAAGTAGAGTCTGTTAAAGGTAGAGCAGTTATATTCCCATCCTCCACTATACACTTTGGCACATCATCCACTCAGGATAGATGTGTAATTAACTTTAATTATTTTCCCCAAAAATGATTTGGAAGATATGGAAGTATGCACTCGGTAGTTTTGCTGATGAAAAAACGAAAGACTATGATAATTATGTGGTCATTGTACGATCTATTATCTTTGTTAGTTATCTCGTCACTAATTGTTTTATTGTTAGCGGAGTAATTCGCCACTGGAATAATAGATCTGAGTGCGATAAATATAGTTATGGCACGCAAGAAAGACAACGAGCCTCTACTGGACGGAGAGGGCAACTCGGCTAGACCGCTGACGATGAATGCTGGCTTCCAGTATGAATTCGATTTAATTAGATCACTGCGTGATAAAGGTTTTGATGTGTCTGATCCTGCAGGTGCAGACAATGCAAAGGCAGACTTAGAATTAAAAAAAGATACTAATATAATTAAGTTTGAATTGAAGGAAAAGTTATCTGCTGACTTTGCTCAGATGAATTTTGACTTTGATACTTCTGCCATGAAGTTTACTATTGATAAGAGTAAGTCAAGTGCTCAGAAAGAAGCAGCACTTACTATGATAGGTATCGCTGAAAATTTTAATATTATAAAGGAAGCAAACGATCATTGGAAACCTAGTAAGAATACACCTGCTAAGTTTACGTTAAAGAAAGACGCAACCCTTACACAGAGAAAGAAGGGTCTTGAATTAGATCTTAAAAGATTTCCAGATAAGTATTTGGCAGAGGGTCGTGCAGCAGCAAGAGAAGTAGAAACTTATTACAACTCTAAGAGCACCTTTTACATACAGATAAAAGGAAAAGGACTATATTATATGGGTAGAGATCCAGAAGGGTATGGATGCCCACGTTTCTCTGACTCAGTAACCAGTAGTAACATCAGGATTCGTCTTAAGACTAACTCTAAATCTAGTGCACGTTGGTCTTTCTTGATGGCACTTAAGATAAATAACATTCGTCCTAGCACATATGATATGGACGGTGACACTGCCTTCTTATCCACATAAAGAAGTGGCACACTACTCCCCCATTACATATCAAAGTATAGTATTATAGAAGTATGGCAAAGAATACTCACCTCGAGCATTTAGAAGATGACATTTTTAACACTGGGTCAACTGGTGTTAAGAATAGCATTGCCTTTCTAGAGTCTCTTCGTGACATGCTTACCTCAGGAATGGGTGGAGGCAACACGAAGGTCACTGTGAAATGGGATGGTGCTCCTGCTGTTGTGTGTGGTAAAGATCCACAGACAGGAGAATTCTTTGTTGGCACAAAGTCAGTCTTTAATAAGACGACACCCAAAATAGGATACAATGAAGACTTCATCGACTTCCACTACGAAGGTGCTATCAATGGTATCCTCAAGCAATGCTACAAGCAACTTAAGAAACTACCCATTGACGGTATTCTCCAAGGGGATCTCCTCTATACTTCTACCCCTCCTCTTGTTACCGTTGGTGGCAAACGAGGTTATAGATTTAAACCCAATACAATCACTTATGTCGTAGATCAGAAGAGCGACATGGGTGCCAAGGTAGCAAAGTCTACTCTAGGCATTGTCTTTCACACTCGCTACGTTGGTGGTAGCATGGATACTTTGTCTGCAACATTTGGTGCAGATGTAAAAGGTCTACAGGGTGTCAAAGACATTGCAGTATTCTCCTCAGAATTTACTAACGTAAACGGTGTTGCCAATCTAAGCATCAGTGAGAAGAATGCTATCAATAATACTATTAGACAGGCAAAGAGCAACCTAAGATCAGGCAGTAAGTTTCTAGATGTCATTACCAAAGACAAATCTTCTTTCTCTCCTGCTTCTATGTTTAAGATTTACTTCAACCAAGTTATCCGTGAAGGCAAGATACCTAACACCTCATCTAAGATGGCACTAGGGTATATAAAATTCCTTGATGACAGGTATAAGAAGGAAATCATCAAGAAAAAGACTCAGAAAACACAGGATCAATGGGAAAAACGTAGATCGGACTCTGTTTCTTTTCTAAATAGTAACAAGACTATCATGTTTTCTGCACTCAGTGGGTTTAGAAACCTAATGGACGCAAAGAATATGATTATAAATAAATTGAAAAAGATCGAAGGTGTTGGCACCTTCCTCGAAGACGAGTCGGGTTATCGTGTAACAAGTCCAGAAGGATTTGTTGCTATCAAAGATGGCACCGCTCTTAAACTCGTTGACAGACTTGAATTCAGTCGTGCCAACTTCACCGTAGCAAAAGATTGGGGCTAAATGCGTTTCCTAGATTTCATTAAAGAAGCAAAAGAGACTAAAACAAAGAAACCCTCACCATCCGCGAAGGGTCAATCTTCTAGTACAAACAAAAAAAATGATGCTGACCCCCACGTTGCAATTACTTTTGGCAGGTTTAATCCTCCTCATGCTGGCCATGGTAAGTTACTCGATGCTGTTAGATCTCACGGAGGCGACTCGGGAAACTACAGAATCTACCCTAGCAGATCCCAAGACCACAAAAAGAATCCCCTCACAGCAGATCAAAAAGTAGGTCACATGAGGAAGATGTATCCTCAACATAAGGATAAGATACAAAACAACGAGGCACACCGTAATATATTTGACATCCTAAAGGACTTGAATGACGAAGGTCATAAGCATGTCACTATGGTTGTTGGTGATGACCGAGTAAAAGAATTTGAATCACTTACAAAAAAATATAATAAAATACACTACGACTTTAATACAATAAACATTAAGTCTGCAGGAGCAAGAGACCCCAAGTCTGAAGATCCTATTGAGAAATTGTCAGCATCAGACATGCGTAAGCATGCTCAAGGTAACGACCATGATTCATTCCATGGTGGAATGCCTAAGGGTATTAGCAAGAAGCACAGTGCACAGATGATGGCAGATGTCCTCAAGGGTATGACACCTCCACCTAAGAAAGGTAAGAAGAAGGATGTCAAGGAGTGGTTTAATGAATCACTATGGGAGTATGCACCTAAACTAGACTACGATACATTCCGTGACTTCTATATGCTCAACCATATCTTTAAGGTTGGTGCACTAGTAGAGCACGATGATACAGGTTTGACAGGACATGTTGTCCACCGTGGCACAAACTATGTTGTATTCCAAATGCCAGATGGTAGTGAGCACAAAGCATGGTTGCAGCACATCACAGAGAGAGAAGATCAGTCTAACTATTCTGCTGATGACGGTAGTGGTAACTCATGGAAGGTAGGCACTGACGAGTATCGTGCAGCAGTCCAAGCAATGACACCTGGTCAAGCAACAATCAAGTTTTCTGACTTTAGAAAGAAGACAAAGACTAAATAATAATACGTTTTAACGACTAATTCTCTGTAAAGCAATGACTTTAGATATAAAAGTATCTGCTGCACTACTGAAGTATACCTTCTTAGAGCAGAATAAAATTTTCGATGCAATCGAGACTGGCACTGTTGACAAGTTGATTAAAAGACTTCAAGAGGGTGCAGAAAAGGTGATCGACATCTTGGATACACATGAAGTGGTAGTAGAAGGATATGGGGGATTCCCTGTTGAAAAGGAAGCTATCGCTAAGAAGAAGGAAGAGTTTAAGAGAGATAGAAACGTTGGACGTGTTGTCTCCTCAGGTGGAGATCAGATGCTTGTCACTGGTCGTAAGTCTGATGGTAGATATATTGTTATGGGTAAGGATGGTCGTAAGACTGCTAAAGATGCAGTTGATATTGGTGTCACCGCTAAAGAAGAAGTGGTTGGTATTGATATAGATGACCTTCACGAGTCCATGAAACAAGCTCGTGCTAATGTAGGTGCCAAGAAATGTTGGACAGGCTACAAGGCAAAGGGCACCAAGACAAAGGGAGGGAAGCAAGTACCTAACTGTGTCAAGGAAGAAGAGATCGAAGAGAAGAAAGGTCTATGGGATAACATCCATGCCAAGCGTAAGCGTGGCGAAGCACCTGCTAAAAAGGGTGACAAAGACTATCCAAAAACTCTCGATGTCGAATCTTTCAAGCTGTCGATTAAGGATAAATACGACTGGCGAAGTAACATTAAAGGTGAATTGAATGAAGCAACCAACTGAAAAAACTCAGGACAGGAAGAGTTCACTCAAGACCGTTACTAAGAAAGGTGTAACCGTAAATCCAAAAAAGGAAGACCTCATGAAAGAAACCATGAAAGCAAAACTTGGTGCATCTATGGACGCACTGAAAGAAGCTGCAAAGAAATCTGCCAAGAAAGATCCGAAAGGAAAAGTCAAGCGTTGGTGGGACGACGATGGCGATGGCATTGGTTATGAGAAGCATGAAGTAAAGAAAGAGCATCACGAAACAGATGCCGAAGGTAATGTAATTCCACATGATGAAGATGACAAAGCTGCTAAGGATGTCATCAAAGAGAGAATGAGAGAGAAGATGATCTCATTAACTCAAGAGCATGATGCTGAGGCTGCAGGTCTCAAACCAAGTGAGTATAAAAAGTTATAAATAAGGTACCCTTTATTTAATTAATCATGTTTAGCTTTTTAATGCCACTAGCATACAAGGTTATCGATTCTGCTGTTGCTAAAATTCCAGACGACGCAGAACTTGGAGAAAAACTAATCGATATCTGTCTACTTATCATCGGTAAGGCAGTAAAACTAACTAAGACTACAGCAGACGACGCTCTCTTTGAGAAAGTTAAGGAAGCTCTAGAGTCAAAGTAGTATAAATAACATATAGATGAAACCACCCGTACTATAGAGAACAATGGCTGTATTTGGACTAATCGATGCGAAAGCAATGGGCACTGCCGTAGGAGTAACCAATGGCGATGCAACCGTAACAACTTCTGGAGACTTCACGTCTGCCTCTGACAACCTTGTCAAGGTAGGAGATGTGTTGGACTTGTCAGGTGTTTCTTACATCGTAAAACAGGTAACGTCAGCGACTGCTCTAGAGTTACACAAGGTATACGCAGGATCAACTGCAACAATCGCAGCAGGATCAGCAATCAGGAGGACACCTCCCAAGGCAGTAGCAGAATATGTTATCAAGGGTGGAGATAGCATTTCTAACTACAGTCTTGTTTTTGTTGACGACACTGAGATGACTAAGGGCACTAATGAGTCCAGAGGAATTTCAGGACCAGGTTGGTGGTTGTATCGCACATATCTTACACACAATGGTGACACACGTCACAAGGCAGAATGTCTAGCATTCACACATGCTACTGCAGCAGCAGCGGGCGACGCATCTGATGACACAATCGCAGCAGATGTAGTTGAGGTAATCACAGTTGGCACACAACCTGCTAACTCTACATCCTCTAGTGGTGCAGGTACATTCGTTGCAGCAGCAACTGTAGACCAGTCAGGTACTATCTCTTACAAATGGCAGAGACAGACAGCAACTGCTACTACTCGTTGGGTAGATGTAAGTGCTTCACTTGACACAGGTATCACATACGCTGACTTCACTACTGCAACTCTTGCATACAGTGGACTTGGAGGTACAACACTTAACGGTTACAAGTA